TTCCTCTATGCTGATATACTCTCCGGCCGCAATGGCCGTGCGCAGCCGGTGCAGTTCGCCCTGGCTTTCTTTCAGGGCGATTTCGGCTTTCAGTTTCTGTTCCTTTAACTCGGCCTCGGTGTTGATCTGTTCTCGGCCGTAGGCTTTATCGGCCAGGTATTTGGTGTAAGCCTGGATCGTCGGCACCAGTTCATAGCGCCGTACCGTGCGGCCCTCTACTTTCAGGGGGACGGTTTCGATCACGCCGTCCTGCGTCAGCTGTTGGATTCGGCGCACCGAAACTCCGAAAAGCTGGGCCATGACTTTGCTGTCGTAATACTGCCCGCCGGTTCCGGCCATGGGGTGCGCCTCCTTTCAGGGTCAGGGTTCGTAGTGGCTGGCGGCGTGTCTTTCTGCCTGGGTGATGCTCTCGCCTTTGTACATTCCCGCGTTCAATTCGTCGATCCGGCTGAACGGGATCTCCGGCACTTTCAGCCGTTTCCTGTATTCCGGGTCGATAAAATAGATGTAGCGCAATTGGTAGCCTGGCAGGATCGTTCCGCCCACGGCCTTGACGTAGGCGTCCCAGTCGTACTTGCCGCCGGTCACGTCGTAAAAGCTGCGCCCGCCCAGTTCCGGGCGGGGGTTCGTCGGGTTGCTGTGCAGGGTCATTTTGTGGATTTTGTCTCCGTTTGGCAAAAGGCACAGCGCGTCGTTCCGTTTGATGTCGGTCAAAACAAAGTTACAGGCTCGGTAGATGGTGCCGTCGCCGCAGCTGCAGCCGTCGGCAAAACTAATGACCCACTTTACCTGCGGTGCCTGTTTCTTAATCAGGCGGATCGTCTTGGCGATGCAGTAACTCTCGCTGTTCCGGGGCAGGTAGTCGTCAAAGGCCATGCGGTTTAGTTCCAGGAACCCGTCCCAGGTTGTACCCTCTACCAGACCGATGATTTTTTTCTTGTCCAGGCTGGGGCCGTAACTCAGTACGCCGTGCAGCCGTCCGTCCAAAAATGCGCCGAAGTGTAGGCAGCTATTGTTTACCACCTTGCCGCTGTAATGGTGCGCCTTAATAAACGGGTTGGCGATCCGGCTCGGTATTACTCGAATTTCAATTTCTTTTGCGCGGCCCATTCTTTCACCACCATATATATTTTGTTGCCGGTTTTGTTCGTGTTGCCGAACGTCTCCATCTGGTCGGGCTTGTACTTGGCCCCGATGATTTTCAGGG